ACCTCATTGGTGAAGTCCTCAAACTGGCCCATGCGGAACCGGAGGTATTCTTCGCACGCCTGCTTCACGGCCTGTGCCGTTTCCCGGCTCATGGTGATGGTCACAGTCTCGACCTCTGCCGGGGCCTTATTTTTGACATTCATCTTGTCACCTCAACAAATCCTGACAGGCAGGGCGCCATAGCCATCACGCACCAAAATTCCTTCTTTTTCAGTGAAAAACATTGTCGTCTTGAAGGGGAAATTTGCTCTACCGATACCCGCTTCGTCAGCAGCATCAGCCAGCATTTTACACGGGCCGTAATCGCTCCCGATGGAAAAGCCGAAAGCTGGAATGCTTTTCGCGTACTCCTCAATGCTTTTTGTCAACGCCGCCTTGAATGCGTTCACCTGATCCAGCGTAATGTCCTGCTGTGCCATATCTGCGAGGAAGCACGCTGTAACAGAGGTAAAGCTGTCGTCTCCGTTGCTGTGCGGCTGGTGATCCAGCAGCTTCCCAGCCCACCAGCTGACAGCCTTTTCAATATCGTCCCTTGCCAAAATCATGCCGTTTTCCCGCCTTTCTTTTTCAGAGGTGCAGGCTCCGCTCCATAGTCCGGCACCTTGCCGCCCGGCCAGTTGTGCCGCTGGCTGCGCTCGTACTTTTTGACCATTGCTGCCAGCTGAATAGCTTCCACCGCTGCGTGGATTGCCACATCATAAATGAGATTCAGGTGCTCCCGCTTCATGGGTTCGTTTCTCTTGACATCTCGCCACAGCCGGATTGTCAAGCCAAAGTGGAGCTTCCGCACCTCGTCTATCAGTTCGTCCAGTTCTTCCCGGATCACCGCATACCCTTCATGCGGACTTGCGAACATCCGAAAGCGGCGGTTTGCTGCCGCCAGCTCCTTCTTTGCCATAGCACGGACATCTTTTGTGATAACGTCCATGGTTATTCCTCCGCCCGGCTCTTGATTTCAGCCAGCAGATCATCCAATGGAACATCGGCGAGGCAAAACCCGGCTTCTCCTTCATCCTCGGTAGAGACCCAGAGTGTAGAGGGAAAGTACAAAGCGGGGCGAACACCACAGGAGTAGTAGCACCAGTAGTCGCTGTCGGAGCCATCGGTGTAGACGCCCCAGACGTCGTTGTACCCGTTGGTGTTCGGAGAGCAATTCGGCGTACCGTAAGGCGTCGCCAACCACCACGGCGTATCTACCTTCGGGATCAGCCGCCAATACTTTCCATACTGACGCAGGGTCAACAGGCCGATTCTGTATTCAACGGTTCCGTATTCGGTCTGTCCGGTTGTGTCCTGCAGGTCGATCTTGAACGGAATAAAAGTATCCAGCGGCGTACCCTTCTCGGTAAACTCTGCCAGACAGTTACCCAGATACTTCATAACATCGCTCCGGCGCAGATCGTTGGGACACTCCGGGTCGTCGCCGTCACGGAACGGCATTTTCGTCCAAATGTCCTTTGCCAGCACCAGACAACCGTGTTCGTCTGCATCCAGCTTCACAAACTTTTTGCCCAGCGCCTTGAAGATGCCGCCATTTTTCACATTGCCCAAAGTTGTGCTTTTCAAAATCTTGCTCATGGTCGTTTCTCCTTCTTATTACTCCTGCTGCTCGGAATCCTTTTCGGCGTTCAAATCATCGAACGTCTGTTCCGGTTCTTCCTGTTCACCGATGTGAGTTTCTGCCAGCATTGCAACCAGTTCTTGCAGCTTTGCTTCTGCGTAGTCCGGCACCGTATATGCCATAACGGCGGCTCGTACCCTCATGCCGTTCTTCACGACATAATAAACCGTTCCGTCGGTTTGTTTTCTCTGGTAATAGCGGATAAAACCGTTATTCTTAATTTCATCCTCCAGCGGCGCAAGGTGCGACTGACAGATAATGCCGACCATGTGGCGATCCTCGGTCACAAGCGGGATAAGGATTTCTCCACTGCAGTAAATACCGATGCCCAGTTTCTTCACTTCGACTTCATCCTTAATTGTGTCGTCAAGATTGAAACCCTGAAAATCAATTTTGTATGCACAGTCGAAGTCGTTGTAAACCACCTTTTCGATCATGGTATCCTCGCTGATTCCCAGCATAGCGCCCATCTGGTTGCGGTTCAGCGGACGCGGGAAACCGGTAGCGCAGTAAATCGCCGACGCAGTTCCAATGTAGAAATCATCACTCTCGTCGTTATGGAAAACATTGCAGACAAGCTGCCGCTTGACCATCTTTGTCAGCCCTGAAAGTTTCATCTTTTGACCACCTCCACGTCCGTTTTTTCCGTTTCACTAAACCTCGGATAAAAGGTCATTGCGCACATCCGTGCCTCACGGAGTGCTGCATCTGAGCTTTTTGCGTCCAGCTTGTACGGTAGCTGCATCTTGTTTTTCGTGTAGCTGTCAATGCCGAACAGCATGATACTGAACTTTGCCATTTTCTGCTCCTTTCTGCTCATTTTCTTTCGGTGGGCACTTCCGGGCTTGAACCGGGCGGGGCCTATTCCCTATGCTCATATAAAAAGGAGCCGCCGCTCTGGGCGGCTCCAAAAGATCAGTTGATGCCGTTGATAATGGGGATGCTGTTACCATCGCCAACATAGGCAGGCAGTTCACCGTTCCAGCGGGATTCCACGTCGGTGATCTTGTAGTATTCCAGCAGGTTGCTGTTCAGACTGTCGTTCAAGGCGCGGTTTGCTTCCGCCTTTTTCTCTGCAACGTACAACTCTGCGTCCGCTGCAACCTTAGACTTTTCCGCTTCCGCATTGGCTGCGATCAGGTCAGCGTCCGCCGTGGCCTGTGCTTCGACACGGCGCTTGTCGGCGTCAGTCTCGGCTTTTTCCTTTTCCTGCTGGGCCTTGACCTTTGCTTCCACCGCATCGGTAAAGGTATCAGTGAAGTCAAAATTGGTTACGCTGATATACTGCAGGTCGATGTTGTACTGTGCCAGTACTTCCCGCAGTTTCGTGTCCATCTGGGAAGCGACTGCATCCCGGTTAGAAATCAGGCTGCTTGCATCGTAGTGGGCAACTACAGCTTTCACCGTTTCAAGGACACGGGGAGTAATCAGGGTGTCCTCATACTTTTTGCCGACCTCCTTGTAGATGGTCATTGCATTTGCCTGATTGATCCGGTAGCCAACCGCCACACTGGTGGAGACTTCCTGAATGTCAGAACTGAACGCTGACAAGTCCATGCTCATTTCCTGAACACGGTTATCCATCTTCACGATGGACTGCCACGGGGCTTTGAACACCACACCTGCGTCCTTCGTGCCATCCTCGACTTTGCCAAAGGTTGTGACGATGCCGGTATAGCCGGTAGGGACATAGGACACACAGGAAATGCCGATAAAAATGACAGCCACCACCGCCGGGATGATTGCAGTTCTTTTTGCATCATCCGAGAAAATCAGGATAGCCAGCGCGATCAGTACAAACAGTGCGCCGATAATAAAAAGAATCATGTTTCCTCAACTTTCGCTCATTTGCTTATGTACGGGCGAAAGCTGCGGTGGGGTCTGATCTTGGCAGGTTTGGTTTCCAGTGGTTTATAAAAAGCTCACCTGCCCCTCAATGTTTTTCTTCTTCGGTTCTCTCGGTCTATACTTTTTGTTCTCGTCCAGAACGTCCACCGGGTTGAACTCAAAGTGCTTGCACTTGTTCGGATTTCTTATCTGCTTGCCCTCTCGCATTTCGTCTTTTGCTTCGCAGTAAATCAAATCGTCGTCATTCAGAACCGCCAGAGAACAATACCGGCAATACTGTGTCACTCTTTGCCCTCCGTAAAAATATCAGTGTACTTCGTGTACACCCTGCCGTTGTGGAAGTATAGGTTGTAATCACTCTGAGTAATGTACCACCAGAGCTTTTTGTGGTACTTCGTCAGCAGCTCGTGGAGGTGGTAAGTTTCCTTGTAGTTTTCGTCCACACGCTGACGAAAAGAAAGTTCGTCAATCTCTTCGCTGCCCGCCACATAACCGGCGATGAAAAGCACATCCTGTTCGGTCATATTGTCGTCAACGACAAATACCACGCGGACTGTCTCACCGAACTTTCTTTTAACGTGGAGCAGATCGTCGAATTTATGGACGTGATACACCACCCGTTCAAACCAATTAAACGGGAAGTCTTGCACTTCCGGGCTATCCGGGAGATAGCTCGTGTGCATTTCCAACTTGACGTTTCGCCGCTCTGCCGTGTGGAAAAGACCCTCGTAGAA